CTTATGGAAGTATTAAACAATCTCAAATGGTTGACCAAGATAAAACTTTTATATATAAACCAGTTTTGTTATGGGAAGTTTCTGGATCTGCTAAAACAAAAACGGCAAATAATGAAATGCAGTCAACATATGTATTGAGCGCATTACCATTAAACTCTGATCTTGATAATAATCCACCAAGTGTAGTTAATAATATTTTGATTAATAATACTATTGATTTTGGAGAAAATGTATATTGGCTTGGAAGATATCAAGGATACTTCTATGCTGCTGGAGAAATAATTAGATTTGATGCAGTTCAATATAATATACCAGGGGTGGGCAATGAATGGATAACCAGTGGTTTAGAGTATCAAAAATATTTTTCACAACTGCCATTTAATGGAAAGATGTATCCTACTGGATTAGTAAGAATATACGCAGAGCCATATTATGAAACAATTAATGGCAATACTGTGTTAAAAAACGGCGAGGTAGCACAACACGGCAGAGAACAATTTGGAACTACTATACAATATCATAATGCTGGATTAGATAGTTATTGGTCAAGCAATGATTATGTTCAGGGTTGCGATATGCAATCAGAGTTACTGTATACAACAAAAATTGACCCTACACTTCCTGCAGTTACCAATGGTGTTGCTGGTCTAAATAAAAGTAAAGCAGAAAAATCAAAAAGAAATGGTATTATTAAAAACTTATTTGCAACTTCATATGCAACTGAAACAGATGTACCATTATTAAAAACTACTCAAACTGGAACAATACAATCTTCCGCTCTTGTTTTTAATGGACCTATATTTGAAGCCACAGAAAAATCAAGGGACTTTGTTTCATATGTTTGGAAAGAGTTAGACAGGCCTTTTAAATGTTTTGGAACAAGAATGAGAATTATTGGAAGAATTGAATCTAACGGAGAATCAAATCAAACACCAGTAGGATCAACTACATATTTTAATATAACTGGCATAGATCCAACAAAAACAGTTACGCTGGGTGGAGGCTCTGGAGGTATTTGTCTTGTTAATCCAACAACAAATCAGGGTTATTACTTTGAAATTGCAGCCCTGACATCTTCTAATTTAAATAAATATTTAAATACAAACTCAAGTGGTGAGGCAACTAACAATCTAGACAACATTTTATTTTATAAGGTGCAAAGAAATTCTAGCACTGGAAGGGCAGTACCAGTAAAACTATGGGGCGGTATAGGAAATATACTAGTTGACAGTGGTGAGTTTACTGGACAGTATAGAGTAGTTAATGAAAAAAATCCTACAGTATATGATTTAACAATAGAGTATATGGATATAAATTCTAACAGAAGAGTGTTTTATTTATATATTAATAATAAATTAGTTCAAGTTGTTACTGACACATCTCCTATACCAATTACTGGAAATCAGGTTGGACTCTTTGTGCGTGGCTCAACAAAAATTATGTTTGAAAATATTTATGCACTTGGACAAAATTACTCTCAAAATTCTTCATTCCCAACTGGAATTCCAATCTCTAAAGTTTTTGGTGATGATGATGGAGAGATTAATGCAAATGAGTCTTTGAGTAAATATGCTATGAGTGGTATTATACAAAAAACATACATGAAAGGCATTATGCCGATGTGTATGCCAGTATATGATATTTTTTATGATGAATTTGGTACTATTATGAGAGAGGCATCTTATTTTAAAGTTAAATATGATAAAGCATATCCAGCATTATATGCAAAAATAGCAGCAACTTTTAATAGGTTAAAGGGCTATGTTATCTCTGGTTTTATGGCAGAATCATACGGTGCAGAATTTTTAGTATTTAACGCTACAGATACTACAATTAGTTTAGATGAAACAAGTGGCAACTATTTAAGAATTCAAGGCATAACATTTACGCAAGATACCACTCATACTTTAACAGTAGATGAGTATTATAAAAAACGAGGTAACTTGTCTGACCCTGAATTAAAGGGAAATGTATTGGTAACATCACCACAAAGATTTATTGATGAATATGATTCTATTCGTGTTAGCAGAATACAATATGGAAGAAATGAATTTACATTACAAGGTGTATATATTCAAGATCAAGACACGGCAGAGGATATACTAGGTTGGGTTATTGGCAAAACATCTAAGCCTAAAAAAACTATCGGTATGGAAATATTCTCTATACCAACGCTTCAATTAGGAGATATAATTAATATTGATTATAAGACAGCAGATGGTGTTGATGTTATTTCTGACTCCAGCACAAGGTATGTTGTATATCAAATTGATTATGGTAAAAGTGTTGATGGCCCAATAATGTCTTTATATGCGGTGGAGGTGTAAAACTATGGCAATGAGTGCATCAGAATGGGATGACTTAAATAGTATGCTCCCTGCAGAAGACCAAATGTCTTATCAAGATTATTTGGCTTCAGTTACTCCAGCATCAGATCCAAACGCAGATACTTTTAGTCCATCATTCACTGACTACTGGTCTAATTCTGGAGACTATTGGATGGCCATGGGTGATAAATATGCTGCAGAGGCTGCTGCTGCTACGCCATACATTGCACCGCCATACTTTTCATTTATTTGGGGTGGCGCTCCAAGAGAAACGCCTCCTGCTGAGCCGTACGTTCCTCCATACGTTCCGCCATACGTTGCTCCATATGTCCCTCCATATGTTCCTCCATATTTCCCCTCAACTCCTCCACCCCCTCCACCCCCTCCACCGCCTCCACCACCTGTAAAAACGGCTACTCCTCAATATGTACTATTTGATGATGACGAAGTTCCTATTGATGCTATAGTAGATCTTTTATTTGAAGATATTGGTGGACAAGAATTATTGTTAACAGGTAGATTTGATACTATTAATGGAATAGATGTTGCATATCAGCCAATCGCTAATCTTGGTATTATTAATGAAGAATACAACCCAAACAATATTATTAGGTTACAAAATACATCTGATAAATTCTTTGCAAACTATACAATTAAATTATCAGAAAGAATACCAGTGGTAGGCAATGGTCCAAATGGCGATAATGTTTACTTAGATTCTAGTGGTAATCTTGTAATTGAATTTGTTAATCTTCAAAATGATGAGCAGGTTGAGGTTCAGGTTACATTAAATGGTACAATATATGAGATAGGAATATAATGATAACAGAAACTGGCAAAGAGATTATTGCAAAGTATTTGATGGGTTTAACCCCAGCATATGCTTCGTATATTGCTATAGGCTGTGGGGCTAAACCAAGACCAAATGTAACTCAAATAACAGGAGTTTCTTCTTCTGGTACCACCATCACCTGTGCATCTACAAGCGGCCTTTGGGTGGGTGCAATTTTGTCACAAGTTACTGTTGGGACTGGAGTTTTAGCAACCAATACTGCGGTAGTAACAATAATCAGTGGAACACAGTTTACAGTAGATCAAGCACCAACAACTCCACTATCTTCAGCAACAGTTTCAATAAAAACTGATAATAGAAAAACTGTTTTAGATTTTGAAACACTTCGTATTCCTATTTCATCAAGAGGGTATATCAATGATAATGGTATAAATAAAATTGTATTTACTGGCGAATTGCCAACAGAAGAAAGGTATGAGATTTCAGAAATAGCAATTTATTCAGCAGGGTCTAATCCTTCTGCAGCATCCTTTGATAGCAGAGCGTTATTTACATTCACTGACGCTGAAAACTGGCAATACAATGATGGAACAACTCTTTCTGCTCCTACATCCATACTTAGTTCATTAACAGATGGATCAAACAATATAACATCAGTAGCAAATGCAATTCAGACTACAGCAAATAACACAGCATTTTTAAATGCAACAAGAGCGGGAAGATATGAAAGATGTAGATATTTTAATAATGTTATTATGTTGCGTGGAAATACTTCACATCTAAGTTCAAACACTGGTGTATTTACTGTAGGATCTAATCCAAAACTGTTGCAACTAACTGGACAAACATTTAATTTTAGTCAAAACTCTCCATCAGATTTAATTAAGATTGCATTTTCTATTGTAAATGTTACTGGAGGATCTGGTTTAAGCCCAGACAAGGCAAGAGTGCTTATTGAATTTAGTAACACAGATGGAACTCAGTATGCTCGTTTTAACGGAGAAGCACTAAATTCAACTTTTAATTTTAATACTAATAGATATATGGTTGTTAAAAAAAGATTAGATGAATTAACATACTCTGCAACGTTTTCATGGCAGGCAATGTCAATAGTTAAAATTTATGTTAGTGCTTTATATAATTTAACAATTACAAACAAGGCTGCCGATACAACATATGTTACATTAACCACATCCTCAGCACATAACCTGAGTGCAGGAGATAATGTCCTTGTTGCTGGAATTGACTCAAGATGTAATGGCCAATTTGTAGTTTTTGATACACCAACACCAACTACTTTTAGATATGCTAATGCTGGAACTACTCTTTCTTCAACTGCTGTTTCTCCCAACGTTGTAATTGAAGCATCTTTATCATCATATTTTATTGCCTTAGATGCAATAAGATTTGATAATGTTGGAACCATTAATCCATTATATGGAATGACTGGTTATAGTATTGTACAAAATTCTGATGCAGCAACAGTTGTTAAATCTTCTAACTCAAACAACTATGTAGAGTTTAGAGTTGTAGTGGATGTGACCTGATGGCTGATTCTAATATTAAAAAAGTTGTAATAAACAAAATAGATTTACCACCTATTGATGCAAATAACTTTTCTTATAATATACGATATCGTTTAATATCAGAAGATAAAAACAGAACTTCTCATTGGTCTAGAATACATAATATTGATGCTACAGATCAGGCACCAGGAACATTTTTTGATTATTCTTATTTTAAAGAAGTAGTGAGTACTGGAACAGGCACCACCACGGCAATAAGATTAAACTGGATAGTTCCAACAACTTATGCTGGAAGTACATTTGATATTTTTGTTAAAAGAAATGCTGGGGCATACTCTTATTATGCAACATCATTTACAAATAATTATGTTATTTTAAGAGAGTCCACAGAGACAAGTATTACTATTTTAGTTCAAATGCCCACATATCCCAAGGTACAGACAGCATCTGCTAAACTATTTGAAACAGTTGCAATAACTGTACCTTAATGATATAATATAATAGGAGGAATAATGGCAAAAGTACCGCTACCAGAAAGAGGGCAACCGCTAGATGTTGCATATCTATATAAAATTACTAGTGCGATAAATCAATTATCAGACTCAGTTTCCTCTGCTACTTATAACTATACTACTATTGATACAGTATCATCAGGAAAACAAAATATTAAAACATCAGAAGCCAGAGTAATTGGTGGCTTTATTACAGTTTCTATTGATAGTACCGTTACTGCATCTCAAACAAAATCTTTTACATATACATTTCCAAGTGATTTTAAGTATACCCCAATAGTTACTGCATCGCCAGTTAACAGTGGAAAGACCACAGCAGGAGAAAATGTTACAGTAGTTCTTACAGACATTACAAGGTCAAGTGTAACTGGTTTCGTTAGATATAACGCAAACGGTCAGGTATCAACTATTGTTAATTTAATTATCATTGGAATACCTAATTAATGTTAAAGTGCAATAGATGCAATGGGAGGATGTTTGTTGACAGACAATATACAACAGTAGATCACGTTGAGATTTATTGTATTATATGTGGATCAAGAACTTTTTTTCATCCACCGTCTGAATCTCCAAAAGGATTATGGATACTGCAAAAGGAAAAATTCAGAGCCAAGCATATAATAATGCCCCTGTAGTTAAAGGAAATAAAAAAGTTTGGTTTCTTAATAATGATTTAGTTAGACCTCATCATTATAATCGGGCAAATGGTATAGTAACAGTTTATAATATAAATAAAGATAGATTAGAAACTTGTTTGCTTTCTGATTTTAAAAAAAATAGAGAGAAGGCTTACACTGTTGGAGAAACTGCAGAACTAATTAATCGTCATAAAAAATATATACCAGATTTAATAAAGCGTGGTGTTATTCCCCCACCAGTAGGATCTTCAAAAGATGGCAAGCGGGGATTTCAAATAAGATGTTATTATTCAGAGTCGCAAGTTAAGCAGATTCGTGATATACTGGCAAGTATCCATATTGGACAGCCAAGAAAAGATGGGTTGGTAACAAATAATATGACACCAAGTCCACAAGAGTTGACAAGAAGAATGGGTCAGGGTATACTTACATATACAAAAACTGAAGATGGTAGATTTATTCCAGTCTGGAATGAATCAATATAATATAATTTGGAGGGGTAATGGAATCAAACGATACAACAAAAGTATCTGTTACATTGGGATATACGCTTAATCTTGGAAACTTTCAGTCACTAAGATTAGATTTAGGCGTTGTAGATTCAAAGCGTGATGGAGAAAATACAGATCAGGCTTTTGAGCGTGTTTATAAATTTGTTGAAGACAAATTGTCATCAAAGATATCAGAAGCAAAAACTGAACTAGAAGAATAATGGCTGATCGTAAGGACCGCATGGCACTTCTTAGCCGATATAATAAATATCATTTGCAACGATATGAAAAAAAGGCTAATTTAAATCTTAATGTAGAGCAGTGGGCTGCTGATGCACTGGTTGAGTCATATGGCTTGCCTATTTGTTATGATATTTTAGAATACTACTTTAAGGTAAGTCAGACACCATCGTGGAACTTTTTTGCTTACAATGCAGAAAAAATATTACAGGCTAAAGAAGACAGAGAGCAAGACAATAAAGAGAGGGCAGAAAGAAGAGAGATGGCTAGGAAGTGGTTAAGTGAATAATGTAGAGTCAAAGGTTATTTCAGCCCTATTAAAAGATAAGCAGATTCATGTTTTGCTACAAGCCAACATAGATGGTATCTTACGAACACACAGTGATATCTGGAATTTTATAAAAAGATATTTTGAAACTAATAGTACCGTTCCTCCAGTATCTTTGGTAATAGAAAAATTCAGAGACTTTCAACCAGCAGAAGAGGTTGGCTCAACCAAACACCATTTAGAAGAGTTGCAAGCAGAATACCTAAATGATAGTTTGAAAGATATATTAAGAAGTGCTGCAACAGAAATTCAAAGTGGTCAAAGTGTTGTTGCATTAGATCAACTAATTACAAAGACATCCGAATTAAAGAAAAATACATCTGTAATTCGTGATATTGATGTAACAGATCTTGAATCTGCTGTTGCGTATTTTGAGCAAGTTAAAAAACAACAAGAGGCTGGTATTGTTGGAATCAAGACTGGTCTACCAGGATTTGATAACTATCTTCCTGCAGGGATTATGCCAGGTCAACTTGGAGTGTTTCTAGCATATCCAGGTATTGGTAAATCATGGTTAGCACTTTACTTTGCTGTTCAAGCATGGAAGCAGGGCAAGAGTCCTATGGTTATTTCACTTGAAATGTCAGAGACAGAAGTGCGTAATCGTGTTTATACAATCATGGGGGAAGGCTTATGGTCACATCGTAAAATATCAAATGGTGATATTGAAATTGATATGCTTAAGAAGTGGCACAAAGATAGACTAGAGGGCAAGCCAGAATTTCATATTATTTCAAATGATAGCGGTGGAGAAATTAATCCATCAGTATTACGTGGAAAGATAGATCAATACAAGCCAGACTTTGTAATCGTTGACTACCTTCAGTTAATGGCTCCTAATCAGAAGTCAGATAATGAAACGGTACGAATGAAGAACCTTTCACGAGAACTTAAACTTATGGCTATTGGTGAAGAAGTTCCTATTATTGCTATTTCATCTGCTACTCCAGATGATGTTAATGATCTTAGTACAGTGCCAACTTTAGGACAAACTGCTTGGTCAAGACAGATTGCTTATGATGCTGACTGGGTAATGGCTTTGGGTCGTGCTACAAATAGTGATATTATAGAATGTGCTTTTCGTAAAAACCGTAATGGTTTTATGGGAGAATTCTTGGTTCAAGTAGATTTTGATAGAGGCTACTATAAATATAAGGATTACGAAGATAAGCAGTTATAATATGGTGTGGAAAAAATACATCATAGAGCCATAAAAAAATTTAATATAGATGGAATCATCCATGATGATAAATTGTTGGTAAGACTAAAAAATGAATATGTAAGATTATTAACAACACAAATGAAACTTAAAGGATATGTGCCAAGGTATGACATTGACATGGATTTCACATTAGACTATAATGAGAATAAGCAATATTTTGAATTTGAATTAACATTATATGGAGTATATGTAGGAAAGCGAAAGGCAGAATGGATACAAGGAATAGATGGTCAAAAGGTGATTTATACACCGACCAACAAGTTAAACGAGTCATCAACGGTTCAGGCGTAGATATAGAAAAAGAGGTTGACTCTGACTATATTATTTTTTGTCCATATCATAATAATCATCGCACCCCTGCTGGAGAAATATCAAAGACTTCTGGAATGTTCTTTTGTTTTTCCTGTCAAATATCAAAAACATTAGTAGAGTTTGTTATGGATGTTTCTAAAAGAACTTATTTTGAAGCAACAAGATTTATTAAAAGTAAAGAGCAGCAACAAAATATTGAAACTATAATTAATAAAGAATTGCATGTGTTGCCAACCTATGTTGAATATGATGTAGAATTAATTAGTCGTTTAAATCAACAAGCCATTAATTCAGAAGTTGCTATTGAATATTTAAAGTCAAGGAAAATTAATAAAGAGTCTATTTCAGTATTTGCATTGGGCTATTCTGAAAAACAAAATATGATTACAATTCCTGTTCACAGTCCAGACGGAATATGTGTAGGCTTTGTTGGTAGATCTATTGCTGGTAAAGATTTTAAGAATAGTGTTGGTTTACCAAAATCTAAAGTTTTATTTAATTTACATAGAGTTAAAAATTCTAGTACAGTTTATGTGGTAGAGTCATCATTTGATGCAATAAGACTAACTCAGGCTGGACTTCCTTCAGTTGCAACCTTGGGTGCCAATGTATCAAAAACACAAACAGATTTGCTTCAAAAATACTTTAACAGTATTGTTGTTATTCCAGATAACGATGAAGCAGGAATCAACATGAGAGAAAAAATAACTGATCGTCTAGGCTCACATGTTGATGTAATTAAACTAGATGATAAATATAAAGACGTAGGAGACATGAGTGATGATGAAATCAAAAATCTGGAATTTAGATTTGACAAGTCAATCATGTCTATGCTAAACTAAAGAAAACAAGGAGAAAAACAATGAGCGTAGTAAAGGGATTAAAAAATATCAACGCCCTGCTTGATAAGCCAAAATCAGAATCATCAGGCATCAAGGTCCGTTGGGTAAAACTAGCGGATGGTCAATCTGCAAAAATTCGTTTTATTGAAGAGTTAGATGTTGACTCTGCAAATTATAATGAAGGTCGTGGATTGGCTGTAGTAATTTCTGAACATACAAATCCAAAAGACTATAAGCGTAAGGCTGCATGCACTATGGAGTCAATGGGAAGATGCTTTGGCTGCGAAATGGCTCGTAAGGAGCCTAAGAGTGGCTGGAGAGCACGTCTTCGTTTTTATTGCAATGTGCTAGTTGATGATGGACTTGAGTCTCCATATGTTGCAGTGTGGTCACAAGGTATTAGCAAGCAGTCTGCTTTTAATACTATTCGTGAATATGCACTTGAAACAGGAAGCATCTCAAATCTTGTTTGGAAACTAAAGCGTAATGGACAAGGAACAGAGACAAACTATACTCTTATTCCAAGTGCACCAGATTCAGAACCATTTAAATGGGAAAATGTTGAATCATTCAACCTAGAAAAGGTTGTTCGTGAAATACCATATCCAGAGCAAGAAGCATTCTACTTTGGATTTGATACACCTTCTGTTACATCAACGAATGTTGAATGGTAATAGATGAATTACGTTGGCTTACATGTCCATACACACTATTCATTAATGGATGGTGTTGCTACTCCAGAAGAATACGTGAACCGTGCAGTTGATCTTGGTATGCAAGCAATTGCTATCACAGATCATGGTACTTTATCTGGGCATAGGGAACTGCATCGTATTGCAAAAGCAAAGGGCATTAAGCCAATTCTTGGCGTAGAAGGCTATATGACAAGCAATCGCTTTGACAACAGGGCGAAGGCAGATAGAACAGATCCATTAGATCAAAACTATCATCATATAGTTCTTCTCGCTAAAAACAAAATAGGACTAGAAAATCTCAATAAGATTAATGAGATTGCTTGGACTGAAGGATTTTTTAGTAAGCCAAGGTTTGACTTTGAAACACTTGCTAAATACAAAGATGGCATTATCGTAACATCTGCATGTCTTAGTGGCTGGATTGCAAAGGCTGTAGAGTTAGATGAGTTAGCAACAGCAAAAAAGCATGTTTCATGGTTTAAAGAACAATTTGGTGACGATTATTATATTGAAGTGATGCCACACAATCCACCAGAAGTTAACAAGGGATTAATAGAACTTGCTAAAGCAATGGGTGTAAAAGTTGTTGTAACACCAGACTGCCATCATCTTGATGAATCACAAAAAGAAATACAAGAATTAATGTTAATTCTTAATACCCATGCTAAGTTACAAAAAGATGTTAATTATGATAAGTCTTTAAAGCATAAAAATATGATGGATAGATTAGACTACCTTTATGGTGCAGATAGACAAATGTCTTTCCGTTCTTTTGATATTCACCTTCTTTCATATGAAGAAATGAAAGAGGCTATGGCAAAGCAGGGTATTGATAATGAAGAAATGTTTAATAGTACTAATGAGATTGCCAGTAAGGTAGAAGACTATGATGTTAAAGATGGTCTAAACCTTTTGCCTGTTCAGTATAAAGATCCAGACAAGCAGTTATACGAATTGGCCTATGAAGGACTAAAA